TTAGAGGACTTCTACTCTGCGTTAGCTTCTAACAACTCTCGTGCTATGCAGAAAGTACACATTCCTAAGAGTGATGTCTTTTATGTCCGTGAAGCTATTCATAGTCGTACAGGGGAGTGGTACACATTAGATCACGTTGAACGTGCTATGTATTTAGAGGGCCACTTAACACGTTATGAAGTCCTAGATCCTGACAGGGAGCGTGGCTACGGGGAATAACTACTTATCATGACTAAGCAGCTTGAAGATAACTCGTTGTGGGCTGAAGCTGACCTAGATGGTGATGGTGTAGTAACTGACAAAGAGATTGAACTCTTCGAGCGCAAGGTACGCTTTGAGAATGAGGACAAGAAAGAGGACGCCCAGCGCAACATGGCGTGGTTTGCTTTGTTTGGTATGCTCTTATATCCGTTTGCTATCTTATTAGCTTCACTTATGCAGTTAGATCAAGCGAGTAAGACATTAGGTAGCATGGCTCCTACGTATTTTGTATCTGTTGCAGCTATAGTAGCGGCCTTCTACGGCAAGGAAGCATACACTAAAGGTAAATGATAGTATGGCTAAAGATCCTAGACTAAAACGTGCAGGTGTTAGTGGCTTCAACAAGCCTAAGCGTACACCTGGACACCCTAAGAAGTCGCACGTAGTTGTAGCTAAGCAGGGTGACACTATTAAGACTATTAGATTTGGTCAGCAGGGAGTTAGCGGTGCCGGGAAAAACCCTAAGTCAGCAGGAGAGAAAGCACGTAAGAAGTCTTTTAAGGCTCGCCATGCTAAGAATATTTCTAAAGGAAAGACTAGCGCAGCATACTGGGCAGACAAGGTGAAGTGGTGACTCTTATATCGCACTTTCCATTACCTAGCTTTCCTTTTCAGACACACGATAATATAATCTTTGAGAAGGCTGATAAAGACAGGTCTAGCAGGAATAATGAAGAGTATAAGTTAGAGCAGCCTAACTTAGTCACACCTGATACACCTGTAGAGGACTTGAAGTTAGTTAATCAGATGTACGCATATAACCCTGACCCTAATAAGTTACGTAAGCCTGACGGTCAGATAGTTAACTTTATAATTGCATAGACACACAGGAGATTTACACTATGCCAATGGTCGGAAAGAAAGAGTTCCCTTACACAGCTAAAGGTAAGGCAGCAGCTAAGGCTGAAGCTAAGAAGACAGGTACACCTATGAAGAAAGCCAAAGGCTACGCTATGGGTGGGGCTTTAAAGAAACCTGACGCTAAAGAGACGGGACTAAAAAAGCTACCTAAGTCTGTACGTAATAAGATGGGCTACATGAAAGACGGTGGTAAGACTAAGAAAAAAGGTTACGCTATGGGTGGGCCTACAACGCCTATGGAAGGCGAACAGAGCCGCTACCGCTCATCAGCTAGTCGTGCCCCTCAAGGCATGATGTCAGCTAGAGGTACACCTTCTGCTATGGGTATGGCTAAGGGTGGCAAGACAGGTTACTCTAACTGTGGTGCATCTATGAAAGCTACGCAGTCAGGTACACCAAAGAAATGAGTTAAGTGCATAGCGGGATTGCAGTATTGTCTGTAGTACGCTAACATAAAATATGTATAACTACTCCATGCACATAAGCAAAAAGGAGTAGTGCACATGTTTAAGAACTTACTAAAGCGGTTCCAAGAGAACCAACAACGCAGAGCAGACTACTGGATTCTTATGAATCTGAGTGACAAAGAACTGCATGACATGGGGATCAGTCGTGGCGAAATCAGGCAAAAAGTCTACGGTTAATGCAGCGGGTAATTATACTAAGCCTAGTATGCGTAAGCGCCTCGTTGCTTCCGTCAAAGCTGGCGGGAAAGGTGGAAAGCCCGGACAATGGAGCGCCCGGAAAGCTCAAATGGTCGCAAAGCAATATAAGGCAAAAGGTGGGGGCTACAAATGATTACTAAGTTAAAGATGATTATCTCTAAAGTAAAGAGGTACGTAATGCGTCTTATTCGTGCTGTACTTAATCGTAAATGTAATTGCGGATGTGAGTGCTGCTAGATGGCGCTGGCTAAATCTCAGAAGAGCTTGAAGTCTTGGGGTAAGCAGAAGTGGAGAACCAAGAGTGGTAAGCCATCGACGCAAGGCCCGAAAGCTACAGGGGAGAGATACTTACCTGAGAAGGCTATTAAGTCTCTTAGTTCTTCTGAGTATGCCGCTACCACACGAGCAAAACGAAAAGGCACTGCTAAGGGTAAGCAGTTTGTGGCTCAACCTAAGAAAGTTAGAGCCAAAGTAAAACCTCATAGAAAGATTAAATAGTATGGCACGTAATCTTACAGACAATCAACGTAGGTTCCTAGAGGTTCTCTTTGAAGAGGCTGGCGGTGATGTAGTACGTGCTAAGGTACTAGCAGGGTACAAAGAGAACTCTTCTACTACAGCTATTGTAGATTCACTGAAGGATGAGATATTTGATGCAACTAAAACGTATATGTCAAGAGTTGGTCCTAAGGCTGCAGTTGCATATGCCAGTGCTTTGGACGATCCTACCCAGCTAGGCATTAAAGAAAAGATGATGGCTGCAGGTCAGATCTTAGATCGTGCTGGGTTAGTTAAGACTGAGAAGGTAGCTGTAGAGTCAAGTGGTGGTTTGTTTATCTTGCCACCTAAGAATAGTGATGACGAACAGTAGAGTTACAATTAAAGAAAGATCTCTACCGTTTCAGTACTGGATGCTACCTAAGGCTCCACTGAAAGTTAAGGTGTGGGAGAGAATACCTAGATCTAGCCCGTACATACCTTTTGGTTACGAAGTAGATCCAGAGGATGAGGAATGGCTTTTACCTATACCTAAAGAATTAGAATTATTAGAGCTTGCAAAAAAACATCTGAAGAGTTATAGTTACCGTAAAGTAGCTGCTTGGTTAACTACACAGTCTGGGAGAGAGATCTCTCACATGGGGTTGAAGAAGAGAATAGATGTCGAAAGCAAACGAAAAAGACTTACTGCAATCAAACGCAACTTTGCCAAGCGGCTCGAAAAGACGTTACGTCAAATCGAAATCCTCGAAAAAGAAAGAGTCGGCTACTACAGCAGAGAAGAAACCCAGTAAGCCAGATGTTATACCAGCGGTAGCTAAGCCACCAGAGTACGACATTCCTACTGCACAGAACGTAGTCTTCCAGCCTAACCCCGGTCCACAGACAGAATACTTAGCTTCGGGTGAACGTGAGGTACTATATGGTGGAGCAGCGGGTGGCGGTAAGAGTTACGCTACACTAGCTGACCCTCTACGTAATATGAATAGCCCAGACTTCAGTGGTCTACTTGTACGTCACACTACTGAGGAACTCAGGGAACTTATACAGAAGAGCCAAGAGTTATACCCTAAAGCTATACCGGGTATTAAGTGGTCTGAGCGTAAGAGCCAGTGGACTACACCAAGAGGCGGCACATTATGGATGTCGTACTTGGATAGAGACACAGACGTTATGCGCTATCAAGGACAGGCGTTTAACTATGTAGCGTTTGACGAACTGACTCAGTGGCAGTCACCCTTCGCTTGGAACTACATGAGGTCAAGATTACGTAGTGCAAACAAGGACTTAGGTTTGTACATGCGAGCCACAACGAACCCTGGCGGTGTTGGACATGCTTGGGTAAAGAAAATGTTCATTGACCCATCAGAGCCAAATAAAGCGTTCTGGGCAACGGACATAGAGACTGGTGAGGTATTGAAGTTCCCATCAGGGCATAGTAAAGCTGGACAACCCCTGTTTAAACGAAGGTTCATACCTGCCAGTCTATTTGATAACCCGTACTTAGCGGATAGTGGTGACTACGAAGCAATGCTTCTATCGCTACCTGAACACCAACGTAAGCAGTTACTTGAGGGTAACTGGGATATTAACGAAGGTGCTGCCTTCCCTGAGTTCAATAGAAAGATACATGTAGTTGAGCCTTATTCTATTCCAAGAAGCTGGACTAAGTTTAGAGCTTGCGACTACGGCTATGGGAGCTTTACAGGAGTTGTCTGGTTTGCTGTATCTCCCTCTGAACAACTCGTTATATATAGAGAACTCTATTGTTCTAAGGTTACAGCTACTGATTTAGCTGACATGATTTTAGAAACTGAACATGAGGATGGACCTATAAGATACGGTGTGTTAGACAGCTCCCTGTGGCATAAGCGAGGAGACAGCGGCCCGTCTTTGGCAGAGCAGATGAACCAGAAGGGTTGACGGTGGCGTCCTTCTGATAGATCACGAGGCTCACGGGTGGCAGGTAAGAACGAGCTTCACCGCCGTTTGCAAGTAGATGAGTTTACTGAGGAGCCAAGACTCGTTTTCTTTTCTACTTGCACCAACACAATAGCTCAGTTACCTAGCATACCTCTAGATAAGAAAAACCACGAGGATGTAGATACTAATGCAGAAGACCACTTGTATGATGCAATTAGATATGGTATAATGACTAGACCTCGAAGTTCTATATGGGATTTCAACCCAGTAACACAACGCAGCGGCTTTCAGGCTTCTGATTCAACCTTTGGATATTAAGCATGGCTATAGACGAAAACGATCAAGGCGAACTGTTTGAAACAGATGATGTATCTGTAATTCAAGATGGTGATGAGCTAGACGCTTCTAGTGTTGTAGGTTATATTAATGAGCGCTTCAAGCGAGCAGAAGACTCTAGACAGAATGATGAGACTAGATGGTTACGTTCCTATAGAAACTATCGTGGTATATATGGATCAGATGTACAGTTCACTGAAACTGAGAAGTCTCGTGTATTCGTTAAAGTAACTAAAACAAAAACGTTAGCTGCATATGGTCAGATCGTAGACGTACTCTTTGGTAGTTCACGCTTTCCTCTTACAGTTAATCCTACGATGCTACCTGATGGTGTAGCTGAGTCGGTACACATTAGTATCAACCCTAATGCAGAACAAGGGCAACAGGCGTTGTCGGAAGCCTTCGGTGAAAAGCCTAAGGTTTCTTTTTTGTTTGACCCTGATGAAAAGCTTAAGCCCGGTGAGACTATGTTTGACCGTATGAAGCGCTTAGGTCCACTAGAGGATAGACTAGCTGCGCTGGGCGATAAAGTTATTGAGGGTGCAGGAACTACACAAGACACTGTAACTTTCCATCCAGCTATGGTTGCAGCTAAGAAGATGGAAAAGAAGATCCACGATCAGCTAGAAGAGAGTGGAGCTAATAAGCAGCTACGTCACACAGCATTTGAGATGGCTCTGTTTGGTACGGGTATTATGAAAGGCCCGTTTGCTGTAGATAAAGAGTATCCTAACTGGAATGATGAGGGTGACTACGATCCACTGATTAAGACTGTACCCTCTACTAGTCATGTATCTATATGGAACTTTTATCCTGACCCTGATGCGTACAACATGGATGAGGCTGAGTATGTAGTAGAGCGTCACCGTATGACACGCTCACAGATGCGTAGCTTGAAGTCACGTCCGTTCTTCCGTAATGAATCTATTGATGACGCTATTCGTTTAGGCGAGTCATACGAGAAGAAGTACTGGGAACAGGACATGGAAGATGAGTCTTCTATGACTAACGCACCTGAACGTTATGAAGTACTAGAGTTCTGGGGTTACGTAGATACAGAGATCCTAGAAGAGAACGGTGTAACTATACCTCGTGAACTTAAAGACTCTGAGCAAGTAAATGTCAATGCTTGGATTTGTAACGACAAAGTACTACGCCTTGTACTTAACCCATTCAAGCCTACACGCATTCCTTACTATGCAGTACCGTATGAGTTGAATCCATACAGCTTCTTTGGTGTAGGTATTGCTGAGAATATGGATGACACCCAGACGCTTATGAATGGCTTTATGAGGATGGCGATAGACAACTCTGCGTTGAGTGGAAACTTAATCATTGAGGTCGATGAAACCAATTTAGTGCCGGGGCAGGACTTAAGTGTGTATCCTGGCAAGGTGTTCCGTAGACAGGGGGGTGCTCCAGGTCAAGGCATTTTTGGAACTAAGTTCCCTAATGTAGCCCAAGAAAACATGCAACTCTTTGATAAGGCTAGGGTTTTAGCAGATGAAAGCACAGGCTTCCCAAGTTTCGCACATGGTCAAACAGGCGTCAGCGGAGTGGGGAGAACTGCTTCTGGCATCTCTATGCTTATGTCTGCAGCTAATGGTAGCATACGAAATGTCGTTAAGAATGTTGATGATTATCTGATTGGCCCTATGGGTCGTGCATTCTTTGCGTTCAACATGCAGTTCGACTTTGACACAGACATCAAGGGTGACTTAGACGTTAAGGCGTCAGGCACAGAGAGCTTGATGGCTAACGAGGTACGCTCGCAGCGCTTGATGCAGTTCATGGGTGTAGCATCTAATCCTGCCCTCATGCCCTTCGTCAAGAGTGACTACATCATTCGTGAAATTGCCAAGTCTATGGACCTTGATCCTGACAAGGTAACGAACTCGCTGAGTGATGCAGCTATTCAGGCTGAGATCCTCAAGAAGTTCACACAGCCTCCAGAGGCTCCTGTAGGGCCAGAAGGTGCAGTTCAGGGGCCACCCCAGCCCAGCGCACCGGGAGCCGCTCCTGAGCAAGCTGGAGTAGCTGTCAGCGATACTACAGGTGCAGGTGGTGGTAACATTGGTACAGGTACAGCGCCAGTGCCGGGTGAGCAAGGGTTCACTGGTACATGAGCATTAAGAAGTTTGTGAACGATAAGCCTCTATGGGATTCTTTCGTAGAGGTACTAGATGTCAAGATAAGCTCTGCCCAGCGCAGGTTAGAACAAGAGAGTACTATTGAAGGCGTTTATCGTATTCAAGGTGAGATTGCAGCATTGCGTAAGTTAGCTTATTTAAGGGATGAAGTGAATGGACCAAACAGATAAAGAAATGAACGACATGCTGCTTGAAGAGCAAGTAGACCCTGTAAGTGGTAACACTGCTCCTGTAGGTGCTTTACCTTCTGAGGTACGTGATGACATTACAGTTAACGTAAGTCCTAATGAGTTTGTTATCCCTGCATACACACTGCGTTACTTTGGGGAAGACTTCTTTAATGAGCTACTAGGTGCAGCAGAGCAAGGCTGGGATCGTATTAAGGCAGGTGAAGAGCCTATGCCACCTAAGAGTGAGGCTGATACAGAAGCCGTTAAAGATGGCTATGATGAGGGTGGAGCTATTCCTGATGAGGGTGCTGCTGTTCCCGGTGAAGACGTAGACGTACCACCTCCTGTTGGTGGTGGCTATGGTCAGTACGGTGGTACGGGTGCTACCTTTGGTGGCTTTGAGTTTAAGACTTTTATTAACCCTGAAACAGAACAAGAGATACGTATATACTTCTTTAACGGTAAGCCTCTTAGCCGTATACCTGAGGGCTTTCGTGAGAAGGGTGCTACTGCTGTAGAAGAACAGGAACAGGTTGCAGAAGAACAAACTAGAGATGACGATGATAAAGCTGTAATAGCGGGTGTTCCAGAAGAAGAGCAGACGTGGCGCAATACACCTGTAGATGACTGGACTACTAAAGATTACAACGCATACAATTTAGATATGCGAGATAGTATTAATAAAGGTAAAGATCCTTTAAGTCTAGGGTTAATAGAAAATGGTATATTGTCTGCTGTAGGTGGTTTGATTGGTGGACCTGTTGGAGCACTAGGATTAACTACATTAGCTAAGAAAGCAAAAGTAAAACAAGCAGAAGAAGCTCACGAAAAGGCTTTAAGTATATTCCAATCTGAAGATGCTTCTGCTGAAGATAGAGCTAATGCTGATATAACTAGATATCTTACAGGCTCAGCTTTAAATAAGTCAGGCTATGCTGTAAGTGTTGCAAATCCTTTTTCAGGGTTTAAAGATGAAGACACTATACTAGATCGTATATTAGGCACTGAAGGTGAATTAGATGAATATGGAATGCCAACGCAAGAGGCATTAGATGCAAGAAGGTTGGCACAGTACGGGTCTGCAGATGCTTCGTATATGACCTCTGATGATCCGTATGCACCACCCAGTAGAGGATTAGGTCGCTTTTTAGACACAGGTAAGGTAGATTACGATGATACTTCTAGTGGTATCTTAGAAACAACTGCTGCTATTACAAAAACTGTTGAAGATGAGAATGCCAGAGTTGCAGCTATAGAAGCAGAAAAAGCTAGACTTGAAGCGGAAGAAGCTGCAAGAAAACTAAAAGAGGCTGCAGATTTAGCAGAGGCTATAAGGCTAGAGCAGGAGCTTAAGGATAAACAGGCAGCGGCGGCTAAAGCAGCTAAAGAGGCAGAAGCGGCTAAAGCAGCAGCAGACAGGAAAGCTAAAGAAGAAGCGGCTAGAAAAGCTAAAGAAGAAGCGGCTAGAAAAGCTAAAGAAGCAGAAGATAAAAGATTTAAAGAAACGCTAGAGAAAACAGGTACAGCAACTAGAACAGGAAGTGCTGCGCCTACATCATCACCTAGACCTAAATCTAAACCTACTGATCCAGGCTATATGAAAGACCCTAAAGGCTATAGTTTAATTGACACAGGTAGAGTAAATTCTGAGGGGCAAAAACAATATAGAATGCCTACTTCACAAGAACAAGCTACACAAAGAGCAGCCGCTAATGATGATAATGATGATAGTGGTAGCGACTCTTCTGATAGCGGTGATGGATGCTGCTTTATTATGTTAGAAGCTCGTTATGGTAATGGTACTATGGATAAGGTAGTACGTAAATATCGGGATGAGTATATGACAGATCGTAATCGCAGAGGCTACTACAAAGTTGCAGAAGTATTTGTACCTCTAATGAGAAAGTCTCCTACATTTAAGTGGGTTGTTACAAAAACATTTGCAGACCCTCTTGTATCTTATGGTAAATACCATTATAATGAAAAGAAAGTGGGTGTTGTATTTACACCAGTTAAAAACTTCTGGATGAAACTATTTGATATAGTAGGTGGAGATACTAAGTTTATTCGTGAGAACGGTGAAACTGTATAATAACTATAAGGCTACCCGGCAGTAATGCTGGCCCCAACATAAAAGGACTAAAACTATGCCAGAACTAACAGCGGTGGAGACACCTAAGAATGCAGGATTTGTACAGCCTAAAGGTGGATCACGGGCTAACAAGAAACGAATAGAGCAAGATGAAGCTGAACTAAAAGCTTTGATGGAAGCAGGACCAGATGGGCAACAGGAATCCAATGGCGAGGGATCTGCGACAACCCAAGTACAAACAGAGGGTAGTTCCCAACAAAAAGAAGCCAACTCTGAAGCTGAAGCACAAGAAGAAAATTTAAGTGGTGAGGAGCGTACTTATAAGAAACGCTACAGCGACTTACGTAATCATCTTAACAAGCAAGCTGAAGAGTTAAAGGCTATCAAAGAACAGCTAGGTAAAGCGCAAGAGAACGGTACTGTGCGTCCACCTACGAGTGACGAGAGTATTGATGCGTGGGCTAAGAAGTATCCTGAGATCGCTGGCATTGTAGAAACAATCGCTGAGAAGAAAGCTCAAGAGAAGTTCAGCCACGCTGATGAGCGTCTACAGCAGATTGATAAGATGAATGCTGATGCCCAGCGCACTAAAGCTGAGAATGAGATCCGCACTATGCACACAGACTTTGATGATCTACGTGGTAGTGATGCATTTCATGACTGGGCTGGTGAACAACCTAAGTGGGTACAGGACGCTCTATATGAGAACCAAGATGACCCTAAATCAGTTATACGAGTTATTGATCTATATAAGGTTGATAACGGAATGGACGTTAAAGGTAAGCGGCGTAAGACTAAAGATGCAGCCTCTGCAGTTGTAACTAAGCGTACAACTAAACCAGATAACGATAACCCAGCAGGACATATTCGTGAGTCACAAGTGCAGAAGATGTCTACGCATGAATACGAAGCAAACTCAGATGCTATCATGGAAGCTATCCGTAGTGGTAAATTTATTTATGATATTTCTGGGGGTGCACGTTAAAAAGCTATTGACAATGCATAGATATGTGATATAACTATGTATGTTAACTAAAGGAATATAAAGCCCTATTAAATTAGCTACCTTTGTATTCCTACTACAACTGAGCCAAAACTACTAAGATAAGACTTACCTGATCAAGTACAGGCCCGATAGTTCCAACGTAGGCCAACTGAGGAACAAATCGCACCCTAGAAAGAACAGCCTCTTACACAGTGTTTATGCTTACTTAATCATAAGCCAAACATCTATGGAGGATATTAACATGGCTTTTACAACAGCAGGTGGTTACGGGAATTTGCCAAACGGCAATTTTAGCCCAGTAATCTACTCAAAGCAGGTACAACTTGCTTTCCGTAAATCTACCGTATGTGGAGATATTACGAACTCTGATTATTTTGGTGAGATCGCTGCACAAGGTGATACAGTCAAAATTATTAAAGAGCCTGAAATTTCTGTGAGCAGCTACGCTCGTGGAACACAGGTTTCAGCACAAGACTTAGACGATGAGGATTTCTCGTTAGTCGTTGATAAAGCTAACTATTTTGCTTTTAAAATGGACGATATCGAAGAAGCCCACTCCCACGTCAATTTCATGCAGCTTGCAACAGATCGTGCAGCTTATCGTTTAGCTGATCAGTATGACCAAGAAGTACTTGGCTACTTGTCAGGCTTCAAACAGTCAGCATTACACGCACAAGCCGATACAGTAAATGACCAAGTTAATGGTTCTAAAGCTGTAACTACTGCAGGTTCAGATGAATTGCTATCAAGCATGAAACTGAAAAAGAGTGACTTTGGTAACATTTCAACGGCTTCTGCTGGCGATCACTCGATCCCACTAGCTGCACGTTTGCCAGGCGCTACTGCACTCCCAACTGCAACAGCTTCACCCGCAATGGTTGTAGCTCGTATGGCACGTTTGTTGGATCAACAACAAGTTGATACTCAAGGGCGCTGGCTAGTAGTTG